ATCTATTACGTAGCGATTCTTATCAGAATCAATACCCATAACAAGTATTACCTGATAATCTGACGTAGAAGTTGCAGTAGCTGCAATATCAACTCCAATGTATACGTTTATTGGAATAGTCTCACCGTTTATCTCAAGATAACTAAACCTGTTCTCGCTTTTGAAAACACCATTATGAAACTGAATCCTATCTATTTTAAAAGATGCTGATGAAATATCACGGGCATCATTCATATATTCCTGAGCAAACTTGTTAAGCATGCCCATTTCAGCAAACTCTGCCTTTTTACTTTCAAGTTTGGCAATGGAAAACTGCTCTGCCCATATCGGCTTCTCATCTTCTATTGCCCTATAGAAATTTAGACTCCAAGGATATTTCTGTTTATTATCCGTTGCTTCACGATATCCATCAACAATAGCCTGTAAGAAACTGTCATAATGAACAATTGTACCGGAAAGCCATATCCAACCTTCCCTGCCTGGAGACTCTTCAAGCGCAGGATAGACCGTAGATACAACCCACTTCTTAATTTCCGATCTACGTTCCGGTGTCTTTGTATTAAGTTCTGATTCAAAGTCATCAAGTATGATACCAGTATAACGCACATCAATCTCAGTACGTCCACGCAGTCTCTGTGTAGTACCTTTAGCCATAATCCTGTCGCCTTTTGCCGTGACCAAGTCTTTCTCAGTCCAGCGCTTACCTACCAGATCACCAGCTAAACTGCCAAAGTAATATTCAATTTCCTTATTATTCTCCAAATGACTACGTATATACTTCAAATGATCTATAGCCTGACCCTGCTCCTCAGCTACCCAAGCAATAAAATTACGTTCATCATCAGACGAAAAGCATATCTTATGAAGGATTGCTGCTTTTGCCAGTATTGACTTGCCAAATCCACGAGGCAGTATATTACAGATACGTGCGCCGGGTTGTGTAGTGATCAACTCCTTGGCTATTTCGTAATGAAAGAATGGCGACTGACTCTTATTAAGGAAATCATTAGGTAAAAACGCACGACCAAAATAAATAAGGTCTTTATAGGAACGTGCAAGTACCTTGTCCTTCTCTGATAATTCAGATGGAGGACTTATGATATTGAATATTTTACTCTTACCCAAGGCAACGAACACGTTATTTCTTCAAAGAAGTACGTCTTATTCATAAAAGCGTACTCTATTTCAGATTTTTCTTTTCTTCTTATAAACATATCTTCTATTCCTATCTGCGGCTCTTTCTTCCGCTGTCATTGAACCACGTACAGCACCAGCAAATGTAGTGGTCCCATCTTTATTGAGATGTCCACGTTTTACAAGTATTGCAGTAGCCATCTTATTAGCCTCTTCATAACCAATATTCTCTTTACTTACGAGTTGAGAAGTCAATCTTCTTAATAATAGTGAAATTTTATACTCTCCATTATCATTTGGGCAACCTGAGGAACTACCGCATTTCCGAGTCCTTTAAGTCTGTCCACCCGATTGGGAACCCCATTAGCCACTCTACGAATGTTGGGTTCAATTGTCCAGTTGTTTCTGCTGATTCTTTTACCACTGCGTTCAGCGGCAATGAATTCCTTTCGTACTGGCTGGGACCGCCATCGTTCTTTGAATCCTGCGCTGTCGGAGTCGGAAACATCTTTTTCTTCCATTCCCATATGTCCGTTCTCAAACTTCTTCCCATCCCGCCACCGTGAGCTCCTACCGAATCCGCCGCCGCGGGCGTTGCGAATGGCATCTTTTCTGGAAATTTCTTCACGAATCTGTCGAGCGTAACTGATTTGTTGGTCTTGAAGTTCAGTTTCTCCTTTGACGTTGACTTTCTCTCGATGTGATCCTGTGTCGTTGGTGTCGGTATGCTGTGGGTAGGCAACAATCCATATCCTGTACCGAAGGTGCGGGGCTCCAACGTGTTTTGCTGATATAATTTGCCATTCCGCATCATACCCGATTTCGGCAAGGTCGCAGAGAACTCGTTTAAGTCCTCTATGAACGAGCATTGGTACGTTCTCAATGAGTGCGTATTGTGGTCGTACTTCGCTAATAAGACGGTGCATTTCTGACCAAAGACCTGACCTTTTTCCTTCAATTCCTTCTCCTTTTCCTGCTATGCTTATGTCCTGGCATGGGAAACCGCCAGTCATAAGAAAGATATCATTAAATTTTTTACCATCCAATTCTTTTATATCATTAAAAACTGGTACGTCGGGGAAGTTTTTCATCAGTATCTTACAGCAATACTCATCTATTTCACAGAACCCAACAATATCAAGTTTATCTCCCCAAACCTGATGGGCAGCGAGCGAAAATCCGCCAATACCGCTGAACAAATCAAGCATTCGCACGTTTTTATTTTCTTTTCCTTGGTTTAAAGCCATGTTTAACGTAAACCTTCTTGCCTGCTGATTTATACGGCATAATTAGTAGTCCTTTCCATAAAGGTCTTCTATTTTGTACCTGCCAACCTTATCACTTAGTTTTAACAGTTCACCAGACAGATATACACAGGCATCAAGCAGTTCCTCAAGCGTTTCCTTGATAAAATCACGTCCGTCTTCCAGCGGTACGTCATGTTTGTACTTCTTAGCACCAACATCAAGACGCTTTTCAATCATTTCAAGTATTCGCTTGTTATTACTCATCGTCATTATTCTCCATAAAACGTTCTGCGTGAGCAATTGGAGTAATATCATCAATATCGCCAAGACGTTTCAGTTGTTCACGGGAGAAACCCTGAAATACTGTAAGAGCCTCACGTTTTTCTTCCTTTGGAAACATATCCTTGATCTTCATCAGCAGTTCTATAGCCCGTAGCTTATCAGCATCCCTGCCTTTCAGGTTTTCAATGATC